CTTTATATTGATGCTTAGTAATAGTATCTATAAAAGTTGTATGTGCCTTGTTTATTTCTCTCGCTTTTGCTATACATTGAACTAAAGGATGTGTATGTACTTGAAGAAAATTTTTAGTAAAAGAGGGGTCTTTTGTTTTTAAAGTTCTGGGATAAGTTAACCCAAGTTTGTCAAAAACTTTGGCTACACTTCTTGCTGCCATTATTTGAACATCTATTCCTGTTTCTTTTTTTACTTTTAGGAGTAATGTTTCTTCTTGTGATGCTAATTGTTTCTTTAGTGTATGGGCTTTTTGAACGTCCACCCGAACGCCTTTAATTTTCATTTCAATTAAACCAGGAAATAATTGTGTTTCCAGATCAAATATTTTTGTTAAATCTTGAGATTTAATCTCTGTTGATAATCTTTTAAAAAGTTTCAAAGTTAATTCAGCGTCTTGTTCTGCATAAGAACCTACAAACATGTCGGGTAGTTTCCACATTTCAGCTTTAGGATCTACTCCGGCTTCAGATGCAGCTTCTTTTAGTGCTGCTTCATCTTTTACTTCCCCTAGATATTCATAAGAAACACTATTTAAAGAATAAGATAATCTATTCTCATCAACTAAAGCTGCCATAACCATAGTATCCACAATGTGTCCATTGATTTTAACACCATAAGCTCTTAACCAACACACATCATACATTGCATTATGAAATATTTTTGTAGCAGGTAAAGCACAAACGTCTTTAATCCAAGCTATCACTGTAGCCTCATCAAAATGGTTTGCTCGTTGGTTTTTACTTTGTTCTAAATGACCAAAAGAATAATAACCAGACCATCCTTCAACAGCCACAGCTATTCCTATAATTTCTCCTTCGCCAATTAATGCACCAGAACCACGAGTTTTTAGGCCGGGGTCTCTCGTCTCTAAGTCAATTGCTATGTATTTATGGTCTTTTAAGTCTGGGAACGTAGTAGGACTGTTCCATTCTGTTTGTACTTTAATCATTTATTATTCCCCATGAGTTTGGTTTGGCTGGTTTTTCTGGATAATCTCTTTCTATTGCCATTTGACAGTAATGAATTGCTTTTTCCAAATCTTGCTTTTGTCCTTTCTGTTTGTGCCTGCACAAATATTTTATAGCGTTTCCTTCTGCAAAAGGCAAATTATTTTTGTTAATAAACTCTGACGGTTGAATTTTCATAGAAGAGTAATGAGATCCTCCGATTTGTTTTTTATATACGTCGCTCATTTTTTAAAATAACCCCCCTTTCCATAATATTTATAGGTATGTAATAGTTCATTTTTATATAAAAAATAAGAACCTATTTTTCTAAAATTATTTATCATTGTATTTCTATTTTTTAAAGAAAACCATTCTGAAGCAGAAGTATTATATTTATCATTGTATGTAGAAAAATTTTTAAAATAATTATGAAGAGTTTTTTCTAAATTAAAACCATTTCTTGGAATATATTCAAAAGTAGATATGTAGTTTAAACCAAAAGGGTTATCCGTTCTTCCAGAAGATCTAGTTTCAACATCACAACTTGTTTTACCTATCTTATAATGATTAGTTTTATAAGGACGTGTTTCTTCAGAAAGATATACTATTGTAGAACTGTTATTATAGCCCAGCATATTAAAAACTTCTTTAAATTTATTTACTGTTACTACAACTCTTCTGTAATTTCCTTTTTTATGGTCTTCACTTAATTTTTCGCGGGCTGATTTTAATAAATAATAAAATTCTTCTATAACTCTATTAATAGCCAGTCTGTTATCTTCAAAATTTCTTTCTCTTAGTTCGTCAGTATGTTTAACAACTAAAGGAAATAATTTAGGGTTTCGTAATTCACATGCAGTTTGTCTTGCACGCTCTTTTTTATAGCCAGCTTCAATTGCACACTGAGTATTAGTCATTGTACCTTTACTAGTCACTAAAAGTCTAGCAAATTCTCTCTGCATTTCTGTTAATCTTTTTGGTACTCCCATTATATTACTCCTGCCATAAATAATTTAATTCCAAAATAAAAAGTCATCATTGATAATAAAACAAGTTCACTGGTTAATGTATGCATTATACTATTGGTTCTCCTATTGTGTAGTAATGTGATGTTAGGGGTGCTAAAATATATAATCTTTGCATTGCTCTTGTTACGCCAACAAAAAATAATCTATGTGTCGAGTCTGGATCGTCCAATGCTTTTTGAGATAACATTTCTGATTGTGTTTCTGTTCCATAATCCATACATAAAACAATATTTTCTCTTTCCCTACCTTTTGCTCCGTGTATTGTAGATAATTCTATTCTTGAATCTGTTGATAAATCATCACCACTTTTTAAAATACTTTTTATATAATTTTTTGTGTCTTCTTCAAAACTAAGTTGTTGCCAATCACCCTCAATTAATAATCCATGATCTTTTTTTAAAATGTTTAAAGAAACCATCTCATCGCCTATTAATGTTTTACCACTAGAAAATCCGTACTTAATATGTCCCTTATTGTAATATAAATATTCCCATATTTTTTTAGCGTCCTCTGTTGCGATCAACTCACCGTTATTTAATTTAATCCAAAATCGATAAGCTTCTAATACGCTATTAGGTAAAATACTGTTATTCTTACCAAATATTCTTAGACCTGTTCTGTAGAAATGCTCAGAAAATTCTTTTAATAATTTATTGGTTGTTGCTAAAATCATCCACTCACCTTTAGTAAAATCTAAATTTGATAAATGACTGTTTGATATAAATTCTCCTTCTTCATCTTTTGCGTACCATTTTTTGCTAACTCTTTTAGAAATATGTGGTAGTATTTTTAAGGCCTGTCTATGAACAGCTTTTGGAACCCTATAAGATTTTTCTTGGTCATCTCTTTCCCCAGGTAGGTTAATAAAAATTTTAGAATCAGCACCTTGAAAATTATATATTGTTTGATCATCATCTCCTGCAATGTAAGATCGTTTACATTGAGCTTCAATATGAAAATACATTCTCCATTGCGAAGGATTTAGATCTTGGGCTTCATCAAGAAAGATTGCATCAAGGGCAAGATGTTTTTCTTTATCAACAAATAACTTAATCATGTCAGCAAACTCAACCATGTTATTCTTTTCTTTATAGTATTCTATGTCATGTTCTAGTTGCTGAACACGGTATATATCCACAGAACCTTCATGATAATTTAAAGCTAAACATGCTTCCTCTAAGCTAATCAATTTAGCTCGTGCAAAATTTATTACTTGTAAATTTTTATCTTGATGTATAGTGGCTCCAGATTCGTTAATAAAAGTATCAAAATTTATATCGGAATAAACAGGATATACATTTTTAAATTGTTTCCATTTCTTACCCTTTAATAATTTTTCTTTAGTGTTGATACCTAATTCTTTTGTACCCATTCCGTGTAATGTAGAAATATATAAAAGTTCTGTTCCAGGAAAAACGGTTTGAATTTTTTTGGCACCATCTAATGCTGCAGCCTTACTAAAAGTTACGTACGCTATTCTTTGTGGGTCTGTGTGTAAGTCATTGATTTCTTTAGCTAAATAATGATTTACTAATCTATGGGTTTTACCTGTACCTGGTGGTCCCATTATTTTTTTTCTAATTACTGCCACGGTTCTTTCTCCATTTCATATTTTTTTGTATTAGGTTTATCTAGCTTAACATGAGGCATCTCTAATACTCTATGTGTTTTACCATCTATTTTTGGGCTAACTTCTTTTGCACCAAATAATTCTTGTAACATTCTCATAGTTTTTTGTTTTGGGTAAGTCTTGTCGGCCCAAGATTTAGTTCTCAATAAATATTTCCAAAAGTTTGAAAACTTAAACATTGTAGTTCCGTCTTTATCTGTAAAAGCAACACCTCTTAAAATATCGTCTTTGTCTCTACCTGGAGTCCTATTTATATAATCTGCTAAAATATCTGTAAGTTGAACTCTGATTTTAGAAGATTCTGGAGCTGGTACTGATGTAGCTTTAGCAGTTAATTTTATTAATGCTTTTCTCCATGCGTGTTTTGGAACAGGCATTAAAGGTTTTCCAATCTGTTCCATACATGCCACTGAAAATTTTTCAGCGTCATGAAGTGTTGCACCATCAACTTCTACTGTGGGTCCATCTAAAGAAACAAACCAAATAGGTGGATCTGATTCATATTTTCTAATTTCTGTAATTTCTGGTGTTGGACCATCTTCTCCTATACCAAATTCTTTTGTTGCACATTTT